TACATGAATTGAGGCTGAAACAGTACAGGATAAACTCCGGTGCTTATTGCGCTCGCAGAGGCTAACAAGCCTACTCGGACCACCTGATCTCCACTCGCCGCCGGGGCGGTTAATGTGACCTGTCCGGGAGTGGTGCTCAAATATACATATTTGCCCTGGTCTCCACTTGAGGGATTAGAGACGAATGTCATTCCGGCGAGCTGTCCAGGGGTCGACATTACAGACTTAACGGCGGCGGCTCCACTTGGACCGGCCTCGAGAGAAACCCCGGCGACATTATAGATTAGAGACCCGGCGTCCGCATCTGCCCGGACTAACTCTCCACTTGTATTAAAGGCGAGAACCTCAAAGGCGGCGACCCCTGAAGATCCGACTACTGTTAATTGAGTGGCTAGAGCTGCTGTATCATTAATGACGAGATTTTTTCCACCCTGGACGGAGAGATTATCTCCATCGGCGACTAATAGATCGCTCGAGTTGACGCTCAATCGGACGCTTGATCCGGTCGGAGCGTTTAGAGTGACATTCCCCGAGGTCGTACTGATAGAAACGGCGGCGTCTCCTGTGGTTATATCATCCGCCGCCGTTCCGCCCCCGGCAAGAGTGGTTACTGTCATAGAACCGCCGGCGTCTCCGGATACGGACTGGATAGCTCCATTCGCACTATCGGTTTTAATACCGGTCACTTTTACGGGGACAATTTCAAATCCGGAGGGGAGGAAACTACTCGCAGAGCCATAGTTATTTAAAGTCGTATTGACGAACCCGGCGACATCAGAGGCCGGCGAGCCTGTACTCGCTCCGTTTCTGATCACAATATAGGCGGAGCCTCCAAAAGTCCCCACGTTCTCGACTTCGTAAATCCCATTATCGGCGGCGGTCGGATTGCCTTTAATGAGGACTAGATCCCCGGCGGAGGGCCATGCGGCATCACTGGAGGGAGCGGTCGAGCCTTGAAATTTGATACTGGATGAATTTTCAATGAAAATATTATAATTGTCACTTGTCCAGGCGGTAGAGGGAGGATTAGGATCTGTAACCGCCATGATATACGCATCTTCCACAGAGGCGGAGGTATAGTCTGAATTCATGACGATCGAGCGATCGGCGGTCTGGATCTCGGAGTTAACTGTAGTCGTTGTTCCGTTGACCTGGAGATTACCGTCGAGGACCGTATCTCCTGTTACTGTGAGATCATTCGGAATGGATACCGTATCACTACTAGAGGGGACAATTGGGAGTTTATTGGAGCTGTCAAATGCGAGCGTTGTATATGTGGCCATGCGGCCTCCTATGAATATCGAATTATGGTTTGGGGTGAGACTAGACAGGTCCTATCTGTAGAGGAGAGAACCCCTAATCGAATGAGAGAGGACCCGGAGGAGGAGGGCGGAGATAATGTCGCCTCCCCTGGAGTAGAGGATAAATAAACCGGCTTGCCTATATCACTATCAGAGAGCGTCTCTGAAAAGTTAACGACAGCTAAACCGAATTGGATAATGTCTATTGTCGCCCCGGCGGAGCCACTCGAGACGGCTATCCCAATTACAGAGGTTCCATTCGAGGAGGCTCTCTCGGCTAGACCTGAGCTCCCGTCTATATATGTCCTGAGAACGTCTCCGGAGTTTACGCTCTCATTCAGTGTTACGGGAAAAGATAGAACCTCGGCGTCCGTATCATCCCCAATTAATCGATAATAGGCCATTCTAAATCCGCTCGAGGATGATCTCTATATTTGCGCTCCCCGTTTGAGAGGCGACAGCGAGAGAGGAGGCTCGGTCCTCTTTTGAGTGACCTAGATCGAACGCTAGGATTTGATCCGCCGGAACTCGGACTTTATCGGCCGGCATTGCTGCGCCGTCCGAGACGCCACTCCAGGCGACATATAAAGCGGCGTCTCCTGAGATGGATACTCGGAGCTTACCCTGGGGGAGTGTGATCTCTTGCTGTAGTGTACCGCTCGAGGCGATATATTTTATAGATGGATAGGAGCTGGTAGCGCTCAAGTCAACAATAGCCATTTATGATCTCCTGTTTTGAAAAAAGGCGTTTTTGATTGCGTCTCGGTTCTGTCGATAGAACTCAAGATCCTTGAGACCTCGATCGACTAGATTATCAGTTATTGGAGGAGCCTGGAGCGCTCCTGAATTCATCTTCGGAGGAGCCGGCGCCTGGAGAGAGCTATCTGGGCGGATAGTCTGCATTTGTGGAGCGCTCTCCTGGACCTGTGGAGCCGCCTCCTGAGGAGCGGAGGTCTGGAGGCTCTGGAGGTGAGGACGGATAGAGAGGGGAGCCTGAGACGGATCCTGGACTAATCCCTCGAGCCATTCTCCGAGCGGCATCTGATCTTTTTTCGGTAGATTAGACATAGATCTCGAATATTGCCATTCGACTAACTCGAGGTGGTCCGGATCCGTCAATCCATATTTAGAAACAGCCTGATAGCGATCGAACCGTCCATTCGCATTATCCAATTGACCTTTTAAGGTCTCGATCTGCCCCTGGAGGTTATCTAGGGCTCCGAGCCGTCCAGAGACGCTATCTAGCTCATTTTGGAGGCTCTGGACCTGTGCCTCTGCCTCCGCCGCTCGAGCGCTCATTTTTTGGATCCTGGACTGGATAGCCGCCTCCATTTCGGATTTGAGGACATAGGTCTCGCCCTCATGTGATATTGTTTTCATTGGGTCTCCTGGGTTATAGGTACTCCGCCCGTTCTCGGCGGATTTTTTGTAATAAATCGATCGCCCCGGTCTCATCCAGATCGGGGTTAAGCATTCGGACCGCATCTATCGGACTGATTAAACCGGCTCCGAGTTTTGCGATTATGTCCTCTCTCTGAGCTCGGAGCTCCTCTGGGGAGAGCTCGAGGCTATGATAGCTCACTCGATAGCCGGTCTCCGGGAGATTAGTCCCGAGAAATCGATTACAGAGAGCGGCGGATTTTTCGAGGAGGTCCTCATCCGAGACACGAAAGATAGGAGCGAACCGCCTCTGGCTTTCTCTCTGTCCCGCTCGATCGATAGAGAGGGCATAACCCGATCGAGGGTCCGCATTTTGGCGAGTAAGGCTCTCCGGGCTCACTCCCGAGGATATGGCGACCCTCATCTCATATTTAGCGATACTATCTAGGAGATCCCCTGGACTAATCGGAGGAGCGAAGGTTCCGATTAGCGGCTGTCCAGAAGTATCCGGATCCGCCTGGAGGACTAGAATGGAGGATGGATCCGTAGCAATAGCCGCCCGGCGAGAGGTGAGGCCTTGATCCATTTATGAGAGACCGGCGACCGAGGCTCCTAAAACATACTTCTGGCTCCAGGCGTTATCCCTTACACAGTGAAGATACATGGAATAGAGCACTGCCGAATTGAGGCTCCCTGTTACGGTCGTTAATCCGTCTAAAAAATTCCACAATTCGCCGGTCTTTTGAGCATGATAGACGGTTAAGGGGAGGAAAGGAGCTCCGGTTTTATTTCGAAATGGATATTCGTCTCCTCTATGCGCCGGGTGTCCCATATAGATCTCGGAAACATCTTCCCCGAGGGAGCCGTCCTGATTTACTCGATAGAGAGCGAACTCCGGATTTGATATGTCTCGAATGTCCAATACATCACAAATCCATTCCTGGTCTCCGGTCTCTGGATGGATCCTGAGACGATATTCTCGATAGTAAACTGGAATATCCGGTTGATCACTATCGACCTCACAATAAACACAATCCGGAGTTACCATTCGATAATAGAGCCCTGGATTAGAGGTCGAGCCGCCTCTCACATGAGGAACGACCTCTACTCGGACGATCGTCTCTCTGAGACCTAAAACCATTTGCTGAACTCTCGACATGAGAGGCCAGAGGCCCGCTCGAGTAGCATATCCCTCTCGACCCAATAAAGGCGAGAGATCTCCAGGGGCGGAGACCGCCGGGGCCTCCATATATAAAACGCTTAATTGGCGTGTCACTTGCTCAAATGGATTAGATGATAAATCAGAAGGACCCCAGCTCTCTCTCCGGTCCGGGGAGAGGTGTCTCGCTAATTCGTCCTCGAGGTCCTCCTCCCAGGCTCCGGTTAACATGCGGCGTCTTAATGAGGTATGCTCCCATCTTTTCTGATCGAGATTACTAGGAGCGAGAGGCTTTAAAGGAAAATCATATCTAATCATTTAGTACATCCGAATTTTAGCGGGTGGAGTAAACCTCTCATGTATAACCGGGAGGACGCAATAACGTAATCCGTCGATTGCATGGCCATATGGATCCGTGCTTTTTGCCGAACTTGTCCGCTTTAAGGTCCATCTCTGGAGAGAGGAAATCAATTGGCGACATTCTGGACGGATCCAGAAATGCTCTCGGCTTAATATGCTATATATCATACTTGCCGAATAATAAACTGAATTTTTAAACTTGAGAGCTGTCCTAATCGTGAAGGGGAGCCCTCGAGGCGGTAAATTGAGGACCCGCTCAAATGCTCTCATGAGGAGACCGTTCGACATTTTAAATCCTCGGTTCCCTCTCTGCGCATAGTGCGCCCCGTCTCCGGTCCATGTACACATAGCCGGATCGACTTGGTATCTTTTGAGGAGCTCCAGGATCCCTCTCACATGTACTTCAGGAGAGGAGGCTCCTCCGATATACTCTCCGAGAATGTAGATCCTCGGCTCCTGGGGTTCTTTCATATCAATAGCCGAGAGAATGGCGACCTGTGTTCCAGGTTGAGAGCCATGATCTATCCCCACAGCGAATTTATAGTCCCCTGGAGGACAAGGGGCGGAGCTTATCATAGTCGGTTTGAAATTATCAAATACCAATTGAGACGGGTCTATCCCCACATCGAACGAACCGCTAATCCTGGCGTCTCTGTCTATTGGGAGATATGTGGAGGCGATATGATCGATTTGATCCTGAGAGAGGAGGGGCTCGCATCCTCTCGGAGTGGTATCCTCGACCGTTAAGGGCGCTCTGGTACATGAGATCCGGCCGTCCTCTACCATAGCCCTTAAATATTGAACATCGCATCCGACCGGGGTCATAGTAATAGAGATCGTCCCGGTCTTGCCGCCGGCTCCTCCTCGGAGTACTCGAGCGGCGATCTCCCCCCAGGCGCTCTCCGGGATAGGTTCGTCCACTGCCACGAATGGAATTGAGGCGGAGGCTAGTCCGAGGCCCTGAGCTACTGTCTTGATCCGGACTATACTTCCGTTTTTAAAGCGGACAATTGGGACCTGTCCTCTAAATCCACGCCCTGGAATGAATACACAGTCCTCATGTAAAGCCCCGGCCGGTATCATTCGATAGAGTTTATCCTGAATGGTCCGAGATTGATCATGAGAGTGAGTAATTAGCCAACACTCGACCGGAGGCGGCTCCACTTGTAAATAAGGATGAACCCCGAGACATCTATAGAGGATCTCCGCACAATTCGCCGCCGTTTTTCCGACCTGATTTCCTCCGAGGAGGAGCTTAATTGGAGAGGGGTCTCGGAGGAATGCCTCCTGGGGAGGGGTCGGACGGAAATAGGAGAGCGGGTTCTCCTGGACCCGTCTCTCCAATTCCAAAATAGATCGAGCGATCTCTATCATCAGAGACGCCTATCAAATAAAGATATGCAGCTCTCCGGGCTCTCTGTCTTTTGGCATGTCTCGAGAATGAGTATTTTATTTTGAACATTCGATATCTGCTCACATTCCGCCCCGCTCGCTTTAGCGTCTATCCCCCTGGTCATCATCCGACAGAACATCTCACGACAGAGGAGATCGTTCCCGGCTTGCTCTATATACTCGAGGCTACAAGGCGTCTCGAGGAGATCAGGCTCTGTCAAATTAGAGGCGGGCTCATGAATTGCGATAGTGCTCTCGATTAGACCCTTGAGATCTATCTCCTCCGGTTCTTTCTGTCTCTCGACATAGACCCAAATGGAGGAGGTGAGAGCCACCCCTCCGAGGACGCCGGCTAATATACTGGTGATCATGCTATCCCCTTTTGATCGATA